AAGCCCTACCTAGCACGTTAATGGTTCTAGAATATGTACTATTTGTTTTATTGACCTCATAAACATGCAATTTAGAATTAACGCTTCCATCAGTAGAGTTTCCAATAAGAACCGAATCCTTGCCTGCATCACACAACAGCAAGTTGTTATCAGTTAAGCCTTCGACCCTAAAGTCTACATCTGCTCCACCCTCATTGAATATTGTCTCAGAATTACCTACTATGACTTGATTTGTGGAAGCATTTATGACTGTTGCATTAGCGAGAGTTATAGAAGTAGGCTGGACTGTAATTTTGTTCGTACCATCTAATTGTACTACAAATGCAGAATCAGCAACAGCATCATCTTCGTCTACTGCAAGAACGCTAGTAGTGTTACCTGTATATAGTTTTGTTTTTAGAGCACTACTAGTATCTTCTATCATCAAGTAACCATCATCTGCATACTCACCCTTTATATGAAGGGCAGCAGATGGTACAGTACCGATACCCAAATCAACATCACTTCTTAAATATGTTACAGTTGAGTCACCATAAAGTTTACCCTCAAACAGTTGTTGAACTGCTGTGTTTCCGGGTGTGAGTGTACTTACTAATTGTGCTGTTGTATTATTCCAACTGTGACTAATTTGTTGTTCTGCACCGCTGACTGCCTCAAGGTCATCTATAAGACCACTAAGAGTGCCAACGTCAGTTTGGTTTTGTAGACCACTAGCAGTATTATTACCAATATTTGTAGTGTTCGTTGCTACCAAGCCACTAAGATTTGTTATATCAGTGTCATTTAATTCTACTAGTCCACTGAGGTTTTCTATATCGGTGTCGTTGGCTGTGACGCGAACATCTAAAGCAACACCACTAGTAGTATTAGCACTAATCCATGATCTATTTTGGTTCGCGTAAGTTGCATCAGCCTTGGCTTGTAGAGCCATACTAAGGTCTGTCTGACTGCTCAGAGTACCGTCGATACCACCCCATGTAGCCTTACCGTCTACAATCTGTACATAAGAACTTCCACCCCAGCGATAAGAAAAGTTTGTACTAGTGTCAAGATAAATCTTGCCTGTTTCTCCAGCAGCAGGGAAATTACCCGTGCCATTATATTCTAGTACATCATCTACATAAGAAGGAAGATTAGCAGAAGGAACTTCACCACTTAAAATATTAGCATTTATACTAGTAAGCCAACTTGGATTCTCATAGGTATTAGTTGTTCTTACTACAGTATCATCTACTGCTACATTGTCGCTTGAAATTTGTATGCCGTCACCAGCACGAACGTCAAATTCTGTACCATCAAGTTCTAAACCGGAACCCGCAGTATATGTTGTGTTGTTATCAGAAGCATTAGCAACGCCTACTCCTGTTACATGACCAAACTCATCAAAGAGCAAGTCTTGTACAAATGTTTGTCCAGTGTTGTCTGAACTACTTGCTGCGTCTACAGCAGGATGAGCATTGATATAACCAGAGTCATTAACAAAAATACTGAGTGGGTCTCCACTACTAGCAAAACCACTAATACTTCCACTCAGATTGCTAATCTCTACATAACTAGAAAGATCGCCACTTGTTGCTAGTCCATCAAGATGGGCAGTCAGATTTGTGCCATCATTTCTAAGCAAGGTTACTACTCTAGTAGTATCACTGTAGGTTACACCAGTAACAAACGTATTGCTGTCAGCACTAGCAGATACAAAGGACAGAACTCCGTTGCCATCTGTTTCTAAATATTGATTCGCTGTACCATCACTAGTCGGGAAAGTAATATTGTCATTCCCAAACCGCAGAGACACAAATGACCCAGTGGCGGCTGTGACTGAATCAATGTCGATGTTGTCTGGAACACCTGTCAGAAAACCTGAACCGCTAAGATCAAAACCGCTGATAAGACCCAGATCATTGTTTAGGTCGCTGATATTGTCTCCTGAACGCACAACTGTTGGATTAACAGCAAATGTTATGTCTCCAATAGTACCTGTCGTCAGGCTCATTCCATCGCCCTGTGTGAACAGTTCGCTGATATCAGTAGTTCCCAATCCTGTTACATGACCGTTGCTGTCAACAATCACATCTTGGATAACTACACTTCCACTATTGTTAGAAGAAGAAGCAGCGGGAATAACGGGATGTCCAGTGTACATGACATTAATACTAAGATCAGAACCATTTTCTTCAAGAACAACCCCTGTGCCAGCAGTAAGATTTGTTCCTAGATCACCTGTTCTCAATACTGTATTGTCAACATTCAAAGTATATCCACTTTTTGACAAACCCGAACCAGCAACTAAATTGCCAGTTGTTAATACAGGGTCAGCTACATTTATGACATTGCTACCATCTACGTAGATGCCTGTACCAGCAGTATAACTCCCGCCGCCTCCAGTATAATTAATAGTAAGTACATCAGTACCACTATCATAAGCTAGACCAATACCAGTTCCAGCAGCAAGAGAAGTACTAATGTCTCCTGTCTGCATAACAGAACTGTCAATATTAAATTCTGTACCTACTAAAACTAAACCTGTTCCAGCAGTATATGTGGTTCCACCTCCTTGACTACCTGCACAGATATTTACTGTGGCTATACGATAGTCTAAGATACTTCCAGAAGGAGCAACACCACTAAGGGTAACTGTGTCACCGTCTGTAGCAGAAAAGTCTAAACTATTAACAAGTTTGACACCATTTTGGTATAGTTCCAGAGTCCCTACTGTATATCCTGTGGCAGTTGTAAAAGAAGTTTGTCCGGTGCTTACTACATAATTACTATATGTAGCAGAGCCTATAGAAAGTAGGTCTTCCCATACAGTAACTCCATCTCCTATTTTAAAAATATTGTCGTCTATGGAAAAACCCGGTTCACCACTTTTAAGTACTGGATTTTCTGTAGACCATTCTGTAGAACTTCCCTTTCGGAATTGTATTAGGTTGTTTGCTGGCATAATTATCCTATCGCTGATAAAAGGGGTGTGGCCCATATGTTATTATAAGAAGTCCAATAAAGTTGTCAATCTAAAAAAAGTCCTAGACCTTAATTATTTAGAAAAAGGTCTAGGATATATTCAAAAACTTTAACTGCTTATGGTGAGCCACCGTCGATAACAGCGTAAGTTATTACTACAGGAGCAGCAGCACTTACACCGCTAATTGTAGCTACATTAACAAGACCATTAACTGTGATGGTCTGAGCACTAAATGCACGATTAGCGTCTCTGTAGACAATCGTTTCAGCAGTATTAGCTGCTGTAGCATTTGAAGTAACCGTATAATCCGTGCCATCATCAGCAGCAGGAGTTGTGCAACTCAAGCCGTTTCCTGCAACCGCTAGAGTCTGAGCATACTGACCTTCAGTGTCGTCTCCAAGAACAATACTATCGTTTTCAATAGTTGTTGTGATTGTAAGAGCAACATTTCCAGTAAGCGATGTCAGGTCTGCGTTAGCAGTACCAGTAATATCTCCATCAAGTGTTACGCTAACATTTGGACTTGGAGCATTGAGAATCTTATCGAAATCAATGTTCGCGTCCAATTCGCCAATCGCACCAGCAGCGACTTCATTGGTGAAAGTAGCTTCTGGGATATAAGTAAACTTGTTAGTACTATTATCCCATCCGAAGAAAACGAAACTACCAGTTGGTGAACTGGAAGCCTGATAATATCGACCAGCAACACCACGGTCTTTACCGTCATTGCTTGTAATTTCACCAGTTCCACCCAAAAGGATAATTGGGTCTTCCAGAACCTTAACTTCAGAGTTAATAGTTGTGGTGTCACCGTTAACCGTAAGGTCTCCGTTGATTGTTACGCTGCCAGTTGTGACAACAAAACCACCAACATCAATATTACCATCAACATTAAGATGCTCGCTGACTTCAAGAGTCTTAGCATAGACTGTTTGCCATTCTAGTGCTGATGTACCCAAGTCATTAGATTGAGTCACACTAGGAACAATACTGCTGTCTACTCTACTTGTGAATGTTACAGTATCACTAGCATTGTCACCGAGGTCAACATCACCATTAAAGGTTGCTGTACCGGCTGCTGTCAATGTAGTAGTCTGAACATCACTTGCTGTAGCAGTACTAGAAGCAGTAACATTGGTTGAGTTAAGAGTGTTAGTGCTCGTAACAAAGTTTAGTTGATTGTCAGAGTATACTGGCTTGTTGCCATCACTAGTACCTTCGACACCAGCAAGATACAAGGTAGAAGTACTACCGTCGTGATCTACTGTTACGTTAGTTGCAACATTAGCTGTTCCACTAAGATTGCCAACAAATCTGTCTGTGGCAGTGATAACAGGAGCCTCAATAGTTGTTGTAGAAACAACGCCTGTGACATTAACTCCACCGATCAGAGTAGTAACTCCGGTGACGCGAAGGTCATTGCCTACTGACAAATCATTAACATTACCGATATTGCGACTTGCATCAGCAACAACTGCTTTATTAGCAAGTACTCTACCCGGAATTGAACCAGCAAGGTAGTTTACTTCTGTTGCTGTGGCATTAACATCAAGAACACCTGTAAGCTGAGTCCCTGTGAAAGAAACAACAACACTGTTTTGCAGGTCGTTGTAGGTCATGTCTATGCCATAACCATTGCGAAGGAAACCGCTTCCTCCAGCCTCTTCACCGATAACGTCACGAACAGCTTCCTCAAAACCGATAATGTTACCAGTGTCAATTACTGGGTCTTCAAGAGCAACATACCATCTGTTCTCTTCTCCACTCCAAACGACTTCGACTCCATCTACACCAGTAAAACTTGGAAGAAGACCACTAACGGCATCGTCCCAATCATTTACTTGTGAATGTTCGATTCCCGTGACTGCTATACGAATCTCATCATTTGGAAAGTCAATTCCAATACCGCTTACTCCATAGTGAAATTCTTCATTAGGTGAGTTGCTGGCATATTCAAGACTAGTCCATGCTGTTAGTCCGTCACCAATCTTAACACGATTAGTGTCGATTTCGTAGCCAAGTTCACCCTGTGCTAAAACAGGATTAACACCTGACCACTTGCTCTGACCTGCGGGTATTGATCCGGCAAAGCTATCTGAATAACCTCGACGAATTTGAATTTTTGTATCTACTGGCATTTTGATTGTCTCCTTGTAAAAAAATATTAAGGCGTACCGCCGTCTAATTCATAGTTAAAGTTTAATAAATAATCATCTAAGTTGTCTATTCTAGAGACATCTAAATTACCAGATATCTTAGACATAGGAATATTATCTGGTAAATCTCCAATAGTAATAGGTATATTCAAACAGGGTTCAACGACCTGAACTTGTACATATGGCAGGTTGTCAATATTGCAACTTTCAACTGTCATATAATTTTTATTACTCATTCTGGCACTCCAAATTTTCTAAAGTTGTACTATATCGTTTCACAATAGTCGCTTTACCATATAAAAGCCTATATGTGTAAAAGTTATCTGAAGAATAAATAGCATCAGGAGATTGCAGTTCTAAGTCATATTTAGCATAAGAAAATTCAAAACTGTTAGTTGTTGACGCAGGAAGCGTCAAAATCATACCTCCGTTTGCTTCATCCAATTCAAATTTATATACACTATAATCTGTGTTTTGAGTAAAAAAAGATTGTTTGATACCGAAATTAGTCTTCCATGTTAATCTAGCACAGTATCCAGTTAAATCTATAGGATCGCCATTCTCATCTTTGTAATAAAACCTGATCTTAAATGTGGACCCTTGCTCTATTTTAAAGTTATATTCGCTTGCTGACATAGGTATTACCTCTGAATGTTAGGATAATTGTATATACACCAGTAAAGACAATAAAAAAAGCCGCCCCAAATGCTTTTAGGACGGCCCCTTTATTAAATTTACAACATTAGAGAAACCTTACATAGAGCCAAGTAAGACCCTACGATTATCAAGAACAGCAAAGCCTTGCTCTGCCCATCCGTAGAAGCCTGCTCTCTTCTGACGATGAAGAACATCATCTTCGAAGATTTGAACTTCTTGACGAATTGGCATAATGAAGGAATCACGCTTGCGAAGATCAAGACCTACGCAAATTTCTACGTCACCTGCTGGCATTGTGCCATTAAGGACGTTCTCATAGAACAACTGATATTCCTGACCGACACCGAGTTCGTCGAGATCATGGAGGTTAACTCCAAAGACACGATTGATAACAGCAGCGGAATCAGAAGCAACATAGATTTCACGACGAGTGAGTTCATCAACCTGATCAACTCCCCAGTTGCGAATGTCTTCCATAGCTTCTGGTGAAACATAAAGGTCAGTCAACTGACCACGATTGTTACTAGCACTATTCCCGCCACCATTTCGACGCATGACGGTCTTCATGAGACTGACAAGACGCTTAGTAAATTGACCTTGAGCAGCATCACTGTCATAAACAACGATGTTACGATCAACGCCAGCAGCAAGAATGGTGTGCCAACCATCATCATTCATCTTCTTAGTGAAAGAAGCCTCAAGTACTTCCATAGCACGACCGACGACATCCCAACGTGCATCACGAGCATACTTCAGAAGCCAATCAATAGAAGCACCGATGTCAAAGGTCGGAACCATGACATAATCGCCTTCTACGTGACGTTCTGGAATATATCCATGATTAGGAATGGTATAAGCAACGAAATCTTTTTCAGTTCCCGGTGCAAGAAAATCAAGTGGAAATTCTGGAGTAGCACTCTGGGCCAAACGAATTGGCTCAAAAATACCATTAAGAATATTGCCACTAAGGACACCCTGACGGAGAGGTTGCTCAAGAGCCTTTGCAAATTCTGCACTTGCAGCTACTGAAACCTCTTTCTTAGCTGAACCAGAACGGATCAAAAGATCAGTCAATTCTGGAGTCGGCTCGAAAATTTTAGTTTGAACATCTGACATAATTATTTTCTCCCTATTGAAATTAGTTTAGTGAACGGTAACGGATAATTTAGCAAAACCATCTTCATCAACAGCACTGAGCCATTGACCGATGTGTTGACCACCTTCGGTGGTTGAGACTAGGCCGGAAACTCCGACATAAGCCTTGTCACCTGCTGATGGAGTTCCATCAACCATATTAGTGGTACATTGACCGCGACGAAGGAGAGTGACTTTGCCACCTACCTGCATCTCATCCTTATGCCAGTTAATATGACATTTGGTGAGGTCTTTGTTAACAACATCACAAAGAAGTACGCCAAGTGCAGCACTACCGCTTGCAGCGTCAGCATATTCAACTACGGCGTTAGCGTCATCCATTGATACGCCTGAACCGCTTGTTACAACTGAAACAACGCCACCACGCTCGGCAACGGTGTTCATGAAAAATGAGATATCTGTGTAAATCTCGATACGATCTGGTTTTAAAGCCATTTTAATTCTCCCTATTGGTAAAAAAGTTATTTGTTAAGCCTTGCACTTACGAACTCTACTAATTCAGCACGAACGCTGGACTGTTCATCTTCTTCGGAAGTAGAGCCGACTGTGAGATCAGGTGTCTCTTCTGCTACTGCCTCTTCTAAAGAATCAATATCGGCTTCAGTTGCTTGTGCTTCTTCAGCCCCTTCCGTCTCTTGGACTTCTTCTTCAGCCTTTACCGTTTTTACCGGAGTGTTATCTTTGTCGTTCTCAACAGGAGCCTTGCCAGTATGAGGCTTCTTGGTGAGTGCGGCTAGACTAACAATAGCCTCAAAGGATTCGTCATCAAGATCAGCAAATTTTTCAACTGTCGCTGATGCTTGTTCTTCATCAACGCCTGCTTCTACGAGAGCAGAAACACGGGCAGCTACAAGTACAAGACGGGCAGCTTCAGCCTTCTCTGCTTCAAAAGCAGCAATTTTTTCATGTGCAGAAACAAGTTCAGCTTCAAGTTCATCAGATTTGGCCTTTTTCTCGGCTTCCATCTTTTCTTTTTCAGCTAAATTCTTTTGTACTCCTGCAAGGGTTTCTTCAAGTTCTGCGAAAGCAGCCTTGAGAGCCTCAAGTTCCTCGGAAGATTTTACATACTCTTTCTTGGCTTCTTCCTTTTCTTTCTTCATCTTAAGATTTTCATCTTTGACCATTTCGGCCTCTGCTTGTAATTCGCTCATTTTACCCTCTAATTCTAGGTTAAGTGTTTTTAGTTCCGCTGCGGAAGCCTTAGCGTCCTCTACTGTTGAAGCAACAGTTGAAAGACTATCTTTGATCTCTGCAACATCTTGTTGTAAATTATCTGTGCTCATGGTTAGTTTCTCCGTAGAAGTTAACGTACTTGGTATTACACCTGATTCTGATAAATCGTCATTTTTTTGATCAAAAATTTTGTCAATATTTTCTTTTGTGAAAATTATACTCTCAGGATTCGCTGGTTTGTCAACAAAGCCTTTTCCACTAAAAGTAATATTTCTCAAAACTCGGCCAATTTTATAGTTCTCATGTTCTCCTGTACCGCCATAAGCACGAAGATGTCTAGTCAAATACGCGGTGTCTTCACCACGGGCCAATACCTTATAATCCCCGGTACTTTTATCAATTAGTCCGTAATCAAAGGCTTTAAAGTAGCACTCCATACTCACATATTTTGTACCATCTTCAATTTCTGCAATTAGTTTCTGTGAACGCTCCATTAAATCTGGGTCAGTAAATGCACGATAAATAACCGATCCAGTAAGTATGTGGAATTTTTGAGGCACTTCATCATCAGATAGAGTATCTGGTAAAGTCTTGCCGTTGTCATCAATAGGCCAGTTTGATGTGATATGGCCGATTATAATGCTTTCGTCGTGTTCTAAATTTGTTGGTTTGTCTTCTGGGCTTTTACGTGCTTTCCAGACTTCTACCGCATCAAAAATATCATCATTTCGATTCCAGTTTGATGTAACCATAATAGACTGCACATAGTACAAATCTGCATCATCATAGGAAGCAGCAGCCTTTTGGCTCTTTAATTCCTGTGCAAGCGTTTTCTGACAGGGTTCTGCTGCGGAAGCGATAGTTATAAATTGGCTTGCCAAAATCTTTTCTGCTAAACCGTCATTTACTTCATTTTTGTATATTTCCATTTATTCACCTTTTAGTACTGCGTAGTAAGAAGCCTTCGCTTGTTTTTGTTCGTCTACATTTAACTCTTTACCAAGGTCTAAAGCCATCTGTCTTAACCATACACTATAATTGGTCATAATCTCATTATTTATTGATTGGCCCACTTTGGCGACCACACAGTCGTGGTCTATTGTACAGAATGGTTGCAAGTTGAAAAGTATCCGGGTTTTTACGTCTTCTACTTCACGAGTTTGTTCGCTTGATAGCGAACGTAGTGTGTTCTTGGAATAATACTCCAACATAATTGGGTTTACTATCTTGCTGATTTTATCTTGTGCTTCTGAGGCCCATAAAGATAAACTCGCTCCTTGTCTCGGTTTAAATGTTTTTTGTTTCCTTACAGGAACAGTATCGGGAGAGTTCTTTGGTCTTCCGGGTTCGCTGTCTGGCAAAGATGTAGGAACATCTTCTGCCTTCTTCGAAGATGGGCTTTCCTTCATTTCAGTGACTGTCTTTTCTCCTTCTTTCTTTGGCTTCAATTCCAAACCTACTTCACTAGGAGTAGCAAGACCCTGCTGTAATGCAATTTTCTTTAAGGCCTCCTCGCTTTGAGGGTTATAAAATGGACCTGCTTTATCTGCCATCTTACCTTTCTCTCTAGCTTGAGTTTCTTTATCTATTCTAAACTTCTCCATGTCTGGGTCCATATCGAATCGAGTTTGCAATAGTTCTTCGGATATCAAGTTTCTATCAGCAAGTTGCACCAATAGAGCCTTTTCACTTTCTTCGTTTGACAAATCCATTCTGTCGTATTCTAAGTGTGCAGGTTCTTTAAAACCCATCGCTTGTTGAACGATTGTCATTTCTTTATTCCAGAACTCAGTGAGTACATCACGACCGTACTCTAAACGCTGTGTTAAAGTTTTTAAACTAATAAAGTTATTAGTCGTTCCTGCTGCACCATAAGTTCCAGTAAGAGTTGGAGGAATACCAAGACCAGCATAGATAGCATTAAGATGAGGAGTATATTTACCTTCACCTAAAAACTGATGTACATTAGTTTTACTTTCAATAAGTTCAATGTCTGGTCCCCATACCAAATCCATTGTACCACCACCGACATTATTGCCGAGGATAGAAGCCAACTTAGATGCGGCGGCTTTCGTTGGAGCAATTTTGTGTTCTAAATTACCAATTTTAAATATACGAATATTACTAATAGCCCCGTCAAGAGCCGCCATATCTGCCAACTTTAACTTTTCCATTACCATAATATCATCCATCACGGCATAGACCATAGGGTAAGCCCATGCCTGCCAATCATCTTTTTTATAATAGTGTACAATAGTCTTTGCTGGGTCGAGAGGATACTTCTTTCTAGTCTTTGCTGCTTCTAGAATATCTGGAGGTAAACCTTCTACGATTGCTTTTTCTGCATCTGTCTTTGGGGCAAGAATCACTTTACGTAAATAAGAAGGTAGATTAATTTCAAATACTTTTTTCTGAGTGAAAGCAGCTAAAGCCCCACCAGCTATGTCTACATAGAAAGGATCAATAAAAGTGTAAACCCAAGGCACTTCTCTTTTATTAATTTTTAAATCAATAGGATCGCTTACTTTGTAGTTAGCATCAGATACAGCTTTATACATTTTTTTAGCACCACCGGGAGTCAGTTTAGCTGTTTGTCTAGTTATGACAACATTGCCGGTTTTGTAAAGATTGTTTAAAAATCTTTCACTTCTATCTTTGCCTTTTACTTTTTTAAACCAGTTCCTATAAAACATTTGTGTCTTCGGGTCTTTGTGTACAATTCTAATGCCTTGACTAGCAAAGTCTCCCATCAAATCAATTACGTTTTTTACTAAACCAACTTTTTGATAAACTTGCTCTGCTCTTTTAATAATAGGTTTGATCTGTACTGGTATTGCTTCATTTGGACGAAACCAATCATATGCAGACTTGGTTAAGCCCGGACGACCGTCTGTGCCATTTGGAGTAAGATCACGAAAATCATTACTTCGATTTCCTATAGGAGCACCATAATGACCATATGCATGTTCGATAATGCCATATTCATCCAATGCCTTGGACGATTCCTTAAGTGCATCATTTTTACTTCCTAGGTCATCTCCCCAAGTTACGTAGGCGTCTTCTGGAACTATATTAGCGTCTTGAATAGCTTGATTTGGTGATTTCTTTTTACTCATATTTCATTTCTATTGTAATGGTAATGTAATCCTATTGTCTAAATACACAACTATCGGTAAATCCCTCCATAAAAATCTTCATTTCCTCCACCCTTTGTAAACCACTCTGGACCTACATACATATTACCATCTCTCTTTTTATGAATATCACTAGCATTTCCCCCAATAACGTCGTAACTAACAGGTGCTAACTGTCGATTAATCTGCCTAGCTAGCATATTTGCCATAACCAGTGAACTATATCTATCTTTCCTTAAACGTCCTTTTTTACCATTGTTTAGTTTCACTTCTGGAGTGTCCCATCTGTCTCTAGCTCCTGAACTGGTGCTTGTCTGCGACATAACTATAGTTGTTAACTCATTTTTTAGTTCTTCTATCTCTAGTATGCACTCTGTTTGATTGTCATATAGATTCTTGGACAGGTCTGTGTTCAAAATATCTTTGCCTTCTGCATCCATAGTTAGCCCTAAAGTTAGTTGATCAAAAGCTGGTAGCAGTAGTAGCTTATCTTCGAAATCCTTTCTTAGGCCATGATTCGCTTGTGCTGTCCAATCTGCTCTAGCGAACTGACACAATTCCAGAATATGTAGACCTGCCTGACTATCTGTATCTTTGCCTTTACGGTTATCATAATCTACAATAGGCCAAATTAATTGTTCTCCCTCTTCTAATTTTGCGGGATCGTGCAATGCTTCCTCAATAGCTACTCCACCTCCTTGTGCATCTAATCCTATTCTATAACATGGGAAGACCTTCATAAGATTTCGTATCTTTCGAGCACAAAAGCCATAAAAATCATGTTCGTCTACAAGACCACTCTTTTGTCGGTCTTTAAAATTAGTTCGGTTAGTAGTCCATACATGAACAATCCTTGTGTGATCTGGGTGTAGTTCCAGTACGACTATACAGAAATTATCTTTTTCTGAAGCGGGGTCAATACCATAAATGTATTGCAAGTCAGGATTGCCTTGTGTTGCTGCTTCAAATACAATCGGCTTTTCATTGACAACTACTGGCTTGTCCGGGTTTGACACACAGCTTTCAATAAGACTACGCTTAAAAAACCCATCACTGTCATCGGTAAAACACGCCGCATATTCCATATTATAGATTCCAGTATGAATCGTTGCTCTGGCTCTGGCGATCTGTTTGTCATCCATAAAACCCTTCGGGATGAGGTCATACGGGATTCTAATGACACTATAATCCTTCCAATTAAAGTTGTCTGGAACCTCGCCTTTGAAGATTTCCTCTAGTTTAAACTTGCTTCCTTGGCTCTGTACAATAGCTTTATATCGTTTCCAGTACGAGGCAAAGTGCTTGAAGCCGTAATCTGCTGTTCCACTAATAATAGCTTGATTACCCATCTTGACATTCATCTCGTCCATTTCAGGTGTCCAAATGCCTGCTTCTTTCATTGCTTCTTTCTTAGCTTCGTCTTTGACATTCTGAATTGGAGAAGCACTTACCGCAGCAAAACCGGCGACAACTGTTTCATATACATCGGGGCTCATTGATGCGAACTCGTCTGCGATGATAATGTGGGCTCTCAAACCTCGAATCTTACTTCCATCACCCATAGGAATCGCAATAGTCCATGATTCGCCCAATCGAATCGTGCATCTGTCAACATCTCGACGCGGGCCATCATTATTTCCACTGAAGATGTTTCTTAAGATGGGACTTGTTCTCCATATTCCTTCCATATACTCAAACAGAATCTTACTCTGACGAAAACCAGCACCAACGACCACAATCTTGGTTCCCGGTACAAAGGTACATTTAAGAATACAGTAAAGACTCATCAAAAAACTTTTACCGAAACCACGACTCGCTATAAACATAGGAAACGGCCTGCTCCAAAACTCTTGTAAGATTGCGATCTGGATCGGATGAAGTTCGATTCCAAACAACAGTTTAACGGTCATCCCCAGATTTCTTGGGTTTCGTATCATACGAAGCAAATGCAAATCAGGATGTTCGATGTCATATTCGCTCCGATTAACCATCTGGTTATCAGGTGTCTTTATTTTGCTTAGATCGCCTAGTCCAAGCCAAGCGTCATCGTACTGACTAATATCAAGGCTGTCCGTGGAGTTCATATATTTTCCTCATAAGGCCTAGTGCTAGTTTATTTGCGTTCTCTGCATCTCCACAGAATAATACGTGTATTCCATACTTCATCTGCATTTCTAAGATGTGCTTCATTATAAAGCCGCTCTTGACCCTCAGTTTGCCCCATAGCTTTCTGGGTACGTCACTACCCTCTGGATAGCTATAAACGTCTGAGAGGCTAAATTCGCAAAGCAGAAAGGGATACTGATAGCTTTCCAGCCTCTTTATAACATCCTTCCATCGTTTCTCCACGATATTGTTTGCTACTTCACTAACGCTCATCTTTCTTTCTATGCAAAACAACTCCTCTAAACCACGTAGACTATAGTCTCCTGTGTCTAGCTTTCCTACGCTCTGGCTAAGTGTGCCAAAGTTCCACGGTTGTTGTTCTCTTGTGTCTACTATAATGTGAAAATTACTGTAATCTATCATTTGCAAGTATCCTTAAAAATGCGGCTGCATAGCCATCTTCGTTGCCTGTGATCATTTTGTGGTGGTCCTTACACAAGGTAATACCGTTGCCAATTTCATATCGAAGTGCAGGATGATCTGCCCATCTCATTATGTGGTGGGCTTGCAGCCCTCTTCTTTTATTGCATCCCGGCCAGCGACAACAATGTTTGTCTCTAGCATAAACTTTTTTTCGCCATTCTTTATATACTGGGTCTTGATACCATCGCTTCATAAAAGTTCCTTTTATTAATTGCCGGTATAAAAACCAAAGCCGTCTTTTGACTGTTGGTCAAATTTTTCTCTAGTATTGTTCGTAGAACGACAGGACTTCTTGCCTGTACCACAACAAGCCTTAGCAGACTTCACGAGGTCGGCACGACCTCCACAATCATGGCGTAGCATGTCCTCTACGAGTTTCTCAAATGTGTACTCTTGAGTCCAACCCAAATCATTACGAGCCTTGCTCGAATCGCCGCAAAGATAATCTACCTCACAGGGACGAAAGAACTCTGGATCAATTTCATACAACTCATCTGTTTGATCTTCATCCAATCCTGCCATCTCACATGCAAGGTCTAGAAAGTGTTGTACAGAATAAGTGTCACCACTGCTTATTACGTAGTCGGAAGGTTCTGGGGCTTGTAGCATCAAGTGCATTGCCCTTACGTAGTCCTTAGCATGTCCCCAATCTCTGTATGCGGCTAGGTTGCCAAGTTTAAGGGTTGGTATATGGGGATTTTTTATATATTCTCCGAGGTATTTAGTAATTTTACGAGTTACGAAGTTCTCACCACGGCGTGGGCTTTCATGGTTAAATAGGATACCACTGGTGGCGAACAGGTTGTAGGCATCACGGTAGATAGTGACCATATGATGAGAGGCAAGTTTAGCAACACCATAAGGACTCTGAGGCAACATGCTGGTATTTTCGTCTTGGTACTTTTTACCGTCTTCTGTGATCTGAGAGTAATTACGACCAAACATTTCGCTGGTGCTGGCCTGATAAAAGCGAGTACCGGGACTGTGCTGTTTAATGGCTTCTAGTATGTGGATCACTCCATTACAATCAATATCAAAGGTTGTGTTGGGTTGTTTAAAACTGGTTCCTACATGACTCTGTGCGGCTAGGTTATAAAATTCATGTGGTTTGATACCACTAATAACTTCATGTATTCCACTAGGGTCTGTAAGATCAAACTCTATAAGTTGAAAGTCAGGATTGTTCAGGATACGAGAAATTCTGTGTGTGCTGGGTGTGCTTGTGCGGCGATGACATCCATATACAAGATATCCTTTTGATAAGAGTAGCTCGCTTAGGTAGCTGCCGTCTTGTCCTGTTACGCCTGTTACGATTGCTGTTTTATTCATCCTTTACCTCTTCTTCTTCCATAGTGTCACAATTTAAAAGTGGATTGTCTACATTTTCATCTGCATACTGATATAGTTCACGAAGTTGTGTTTTGCTCTTGTCTACAGCCATAGCCATGATTTCCATTTCACGACCTGCCTTCTCACGAATGTCTTCGTCTTCTAGCATTCTGATAAGTCCGATCCAACTACTCTTGCCATCTTCTATACGTTTGATACGCTGCTCACGGGTTGCTTTCAAATCCTTACTTATCTTCTGTTGCTCATTAAGCAACTTGGTATATTCGTTTGTGTAATTAGCGATGCTATTGCGAGCGAAACTGAGTTGGGTTTCCAGATTAGCCAGTTTAGGGATGTCTCTAACATCTTCTGGCAGTTTATATTCTTGTTCTACCTCACGTTGTAGTCTCTCAGTCTCCTGTATGTGTCTCTTACGCTCTTTCATGCTACGATTGATCAATATGTCAATAGTTATAAATTGTTTAATCTGCATTTCTTCAGCAGGCAGCACATCTTCACGGAATTGCTTAATTAGTCCAATCCATGTATTCTCAAAGTACTCTAGTTCTCCTGTGGTCTCATCAAATTGTCTTACGATCTCGTTCCAAAAGGTTTTACTATGAAGTTTAGTGATCAGGGTTTTATTATTTTGTTGTTCAGTAAAGGTGCTAACCCCAAGATTGTTTTCAATGATAAAGCGTTCTACGGGTTTGGCAGTTCTATTAATGGCATCAGCTATTTGTTCGATACTCAGTTCGCTTACGTTTTCACGTATATAGCGTTCGTCGTCGATACTTAGCTTTCCGCGTTTTTTAGGAATCTTTTTCGATGTCATAATTGTGTTCTTCTAATATCTTAGTGGTTATTTCAAGTAGTTTATTTAAGTCGCTTTTGTAAATACGTTCTCCAAACTTCAAACGTAAGTAGGTTTCTCTATACGGGGCTGGAACATGTTCGTCTAAGATGCGAATTATTTGCTTTCTTGTAACTAGTTCCGCTATGTCGTAATTCTTTTGGAAACTTTTTTGTGTCTCTTTTAAGTCCTCTATTCCAACAGGTTTCATTATGTTCTTTTTATTAGTGTTTCTATTATTCCAAGCGGTAAACTCTTCACAGTTGTTCTTGTCGCTAAATTCTAAACACTGATTGACCGATTTACTGCAATGGGCATCGTAAAATTTGCAAACAAAACAGGGTTTATCAGGACGCTGGTAGTTATCTCTCTTGAAATTAAAGAGTCTGTTTCTTACATGAATCCAGAGGAAGTTTTCTAGGGGACGTTTATTATCATATTTGTTTAGTCCTTCCAAGGCGAATATGGCACACTGTTGTTTCATATCCTCGAAGCTATGATATCCGAATTTAAATTTATGTCCCAAACGTCTACTGATATTATCTACTACTTGTAGAAATTCTGTCTCATCGACATTATTCGGTAGCGTTGTCTTCTTTTTGCGTTTCTTCTTGCTCATCTATTAGTTTCGCTATGCACTTTCCTTCGGGTTTTTCTAGGTCTAGAGTCACATCAACTTGTCCACTAGCTACCACATTTAAGGTGCTTGCAACATTTTTCGTGCTTTTCACGGTTTTCTCCTTGCATTAAAGTGATCAATCATTACTATAATACTGTTGTTACACGATTTGTCAACTTTTACAGGAAAATAAAATGGCTAACTACAAAAGATGGACTGACGCTGAACGGGAATACATCCGGGCGAACCACAAAACAATGTGCGATGAGGAACTAGCCAAGGTTTTAAAGAGCATGACGGGCGAGGATATTACTACTAGTATGGTACGGCGACAAAGGCGGCATCTGAGTCTGAAAAAAGAACGGGGTAGACCCGTGAAGGAAAAGAAACCGGCCAACTTCATAGAGGGTGCGGGCCGTTTATAAAAAGCATCACGCTTCTAGAACCAAAAGAAACCGGCCAATTCTATCTGGCTGGTTGAGTTGTGTATGCACCACCCATGGGTTTTCGTCACATTCAGGTACTTCCGTCTGAGATTAAAGAATACCCGCCTACTTACGTGCGAAAATTGTGCCAAAAGTCCAAAATGACTTTAAAAGAAGTGTAAATCTCATCTTTCTAACTGTCCAACATGGAATATTTCTAAAATGGATCTATTTTTATAGGGAAATAATTATTTTCTAAAGATAAGGCTTGACTTTTGACGATATTAAGTATACAATGGTAGTATAACAAGTAAAAAACTTAGAAAGAAAATTAAAATGTCAAATAACAACTTCGAAATCGTTTATTCTTCAGATTGTTGCGGAACTTCAGTTCATTCTGACGCTGATCTTTGCCCTACTTGCTACGAACATTGTGAGGTTATCGAAGATCGAATTGATTTTGATACTGACGGTAACGTAGTAGCGTTTGATTCATCGCTTGACCAGCACGGAGTTGGATGATACAATGAATGTAGTAATTAATTTTGGTTTACTTTAGATGTTGGGAGTTGATATGTTTGATGATGTAGAAAAAAATGAGATTATAATCGAAGGTGTGCGTAATGGTGATATCTTTATTAATGATGAGGGTATCGCAGTTGATCGATGCGGTGATGCAATATTTGAGGAGGATGCACGATGAATAAGGATAAGCCACAAGAAGGTAGCGTATATGTATTGATAGGTGGTAACGATAAGCCATCAATAGCGAATGGTAATACTTGGGAAGAAAGCAAGGTGAACGAATGATTAATGCAGATATGATTATTGCTAAGTGTGAGAACATGATGAACCAACACGACATCACACGCGATGCACTGCGACAGGTACATACCATATGGTCGGGCATGGCATACATGACAGATAAGAGTACTGCTGATGGTAGTACTGTTAAGTGTGAAAGAGTAAATAAGTTTAATCGTAAAGCATTGTATGAGTCGGCTAGTGTATCAACACAGCCACAGCACACATGTGATAAGATGATTAATAAGGTAGGGCTGCCGGGAAGTGATGAGCGTAAGGCTGCACTTATTGAGCAGTATGCTAAGATGACAGACAGTGAGCAGTCACCATTCGGAGACTGACACACCCAACCTATAGGGCTATAGGGAAGAGACACGCTGACACAACGGCGTGTTTTTTTTTGGCATAAATTTCGCCCAAAATTTTCTCATATTGAGACAAGCACTGTAGCATTATGCATTGCATTATGCACATTATGTAGCGTTATGCATAGTCTTATTCTGATACACGTTAAAAAACCCCTTGTTTTATAGGCTCAAAATAATTAAGTTTTGGCACAGTACTTGCACTATAATATATATAGAAAGTTAAGGTATTAAGATGTTAAATAAATTTGATGTAAATGTTCAGTGTGATGAAAAAAAAGAACCTATGTACGCTATGTACTACCTCAGTGATTGCTGTGGTGAATACGGTTCACAAGATATGGATTGCTGCCCACGATGTGGTGAACATTGTGAAGTAGTTACCGAAAAATATTGGGTTAAATAGTTGCTTCCTAAGTTGGACAGTATAGAATATACATATTGGAAACGACACCGGAGAAATCATCATGAGAGAGTCTGATCAAGAATTGCTGCTGATTGTTATTGTTTGCTGTGTGATTGTTGTAAGTGTTTTCTGGAACTATACCCCTATTTGCTAAGGACGTTATCATGACCGACATTAAACGTAAATTTCGCTTGTACAGGATGGCAAACTACTTGACCTCCCTGAAAACAGTTACGGTCCTTCTCAACAGCCTTCCTACTACTCTAATACAATGTTATCTTGTGGAGAATCAAGAGAATAAAAAATACGATAGGGTACGTGTAGCCGCTGCTATACTACTCGAACGATATAGGGAAGAAGGTAGGAAATAAACGGCATAAATTTCGCCCGAAAAATTTTCTACTTTTCACTTGACTAGTATAGTATCACATGCGTATAATGGCATATAAGACATTAACCCCAGAGGATTGATAAGATGAACGAAGCAGTAGCAACATTTATCGGATTCGTAGTAGTATGTGTGGTAGGTGGTACTATCTGGATGTGTGCAGCAGAACAGGCCGCATATGATAAGGCCCATCCCGGCCATCGTGAGAAAGCAGCGGAAAGAGCAAGGGTTGAGAAGTATAACAACCCTATCGTAAACCGGCACCTATTAAATCAAAGCCTCAAACAAAGGTAATGTAAGAGGGGGCAGAAACGGCACAGAATTTTCGGGCGAAAATTGTGCCATTAAATAAATATGTTTTACCTAATGCAGCAGGGTATAAATGCCGATATATGATATAGGCCGGGATTTTACTTGCAATCGAGGGAAAATATGTTACAGTTACTACAGTTAATGAGTCTTGT